TTACCAATGCACAAGGTACAAACCCTACACCAGATATTGTTACTAGGGGTATTTTTAATTTACGTAATAGTTTAGATTTTAATAACAGTGCAGGATCATTATACCCAACGCCAGCATTTAATTTAAGCGGTAAATCTGAATATTCCGTAATGATGGTTATTAAAATAGATCCAGCAACCGGTTATATTTTACAAGTACAAGATTTACTTAACCCAGGTAGTTTAGTTTTACAGGTTACCGATTCCAATCAAACTATACGAAGTACATTTTACGGAGGACAAGCAGGTTCTATAACTACAAGTGTGTATGAAACAGCCGGAATATCACAAGCTGAACTACAGGATTGGATGATATTAACTGTTAAATATCGATTAGCACAACCAGGCGGACCAGGCTCAGAACAAGAAATATATATTAACGGATCGATAAAAGAACAATTAGTTTCATCTAATTTTAATGTAATAACAACTACTATGTCGGCCACTTCAACGTTTGTGATAGGAAATGATAGAGAGTCACTTGGATCGCAAGGTGGTAATATACATTTAGGAGCATTCTTAATGACTGATTATTGGTTAAATGAATCTGAACAATTAAGATTAGAAAATTATTTTAGAGATTATTATGGACATAAATTTTGACGCATCAACGCAAGAATTAGTATTCCAGGCAGAATATTTAACAGAACAACCCCCATTACCAATTACGGTTATAAAAAATGGAATCGAATATCTAACAATATATCCAGATCAAACAACACAAGAAGAAATGATAGATTATTATACTACACACAATCTGTGGCATTTATTTGATATAATAGATAAACCGGTTTGATTATAAACAATTAATACATAATATATATTATACGTTAAATTAAATATATTAAAGTTATTATGACAACAAAAAAATTAGACACTGAACACTTAACAGCAATTAAAATGTTGCAAGAACAGTTTTCGGAAAATTCTGCCAATATTGGCAATGTTTCATTGGATATTGAATTATTACAATATCAAAAAATAGAGTTAGAAGATAAACGATCTGATCTAGTTAAACAATTCCTAAATTTACGAGAACAAGAAACACAATTACTCAAAACATTGGAATCTAGATATGGTGATGGTAAGATTGATGTAATAGAAGGAACATTTACATCTAACGATTAACGGTTAGATCAAATCTTACTATATTTATATAAAAAAACATAAACAATTAATAAAAGGAGTAATTAATGGCAGAACGAATTGTTTCCGCTGGAGTATTTACTAACGAAATCGATCAATCGTTATTACCAGCGGCAGTCGGACAAATTGGAGCTGCAATTGTCGGACCCACAGTAAAAGGACCAGCATTTGTACCAACAACCGTATCATCATTTTCAGAATACCAAGAAATATTTGGAGGTTATTCGGCTGATGAGACATACGTACCGTTTGCAGCACAAGAATATTTAAGAAATGGAAACTCACTAACGGTTACTAGATTGTTACCTGAAGACGGGTATACTTCATTTACTTCATCAATAGCTATCATTGCAATCGTAACTGGTTCAATGAAAACTGCAGTAGGTGCAGCTGCAACTTCTAGATCATTTGCATATGTGTCACATATACTTAGACCTACTGTTGGTATCAACCAAACTGCTAGTTTTAGTCAAGCAAACTTCACAGCAAGTGCAGCTAGTACATTTGGAAAAACATCTGGAGTATTAAATTATACTGGATCATTCACTACAAACACAGCTGTACCAGGAATTACAAGTGTAAATCATTTTCTTTTATCTGGATCTATTAGTTTATCACTTAATCCAACTGATGCAAATTATATAACTAAAATATTCGGTAGATCACCAAAATCCACTCAATATCCTTTTTATGTAGCACACGAAACTAAATTAACTGATTTATTAGATACACCAGACGAGTATGAATTTATGTATTCATATAATTCTACAATTCACGATATACAAGCTACACCAATTAATGCTGCAAATTTTACCCAATCATATCAAGCAGCAGCAACACCGTATATAATATCACAAAAAACTGCAGGTAATACTGCAAATAATTTATTTAGATTTGTAACACTATCACATGGTAACGTTGCAAACTATGATGTTAAAGTTGGTATACGTGATATTAGATTGGCATCCGAAGTATCAGATACAGACGGATATGGTACATTTACAGTAGAAGTTAGACGTGTAAATACAAATAATAATCCGTATGCTGTATATAAATCAAATGATACAGACCGCACACCAGATTTAATTGAGTCATTCCGAAATGTAAATTTAAATCCAGACTCTCCTAAATATATCGGTAAAGTTATTGGTGATAGATATGAATCATTAGATGCAAATGGAATTATTAAATTCAATGGTAATTTTGCAAATAAATCAAAATATATTAGAGTTGAAGTTACAAATGCAGTTCAAGATAAAGCAATCGATAAAACATTAGTACCATTTGGTATGCGTGAATTATATGATCCATTTCCATTAACAAACAAACTATTTACATATATAGCACTTGGACCAGTTGGATCAGTCGCACAACCAGCAACCGGATCATTTAAATCTCCATATTTTGCTAAAACTCAAGTAGTAAATAATTCATATCACAAAAATAACTTTTTTGGATATGATTATAACCAAGAATACAATTTAAATTTCTTAAGCCCTTTACCATCAACTGGGTTAACTACAGGATCATATGCAACTACTAGTAGTATCGGTGATTTCTATTTAGGTGAAATATTACAAGATGCAGAAGCAGCATTCCCTACTATAGTAGCACCATATACCGGATCATTACAATCAGCTTTAGATGCAAATACATTTTCTACTAATGTTTCTTTAAACACAAGAAAATTCATGGTAGCATTTCAAGGCGGTTTTGATGGTACATATCCAAATTTACCTAAATTATCTGGTCAATATACTACAACTACTAACACTTTTGGATTTGATTGTAGCACTATATCATCATCTGGTACTAAATTATACAAAAAAGCATTTGATTTATTGAGTAATTCAGATTACTATGATATGAATATGCTCGTAACTCCCGGCGTTTATGACCAATTACATAGCAATGTAACATCATATGCTAGAAACTTAACCACAGATCGCCAAGACACATTTTATGTAATGGACGTTCACACATATAAATACAATGGTACGGATACATCAATTCAAGACATAGTAGACGCTACTATTGATTTGGATAACAACTATACTGCAACTTATTGGCCATGGGTAAAAATCAATAACCCTGCAAATAACACGCCACTTTGGGTACCACCATCAGTTGTAGTACCCGGTGCATTGACTTTCAATGATAAAATCTCAGCACCATGGTATGCACCAGCTGGTTTAAATCGTGGAGGATTATCGGGTGTTACTGGTACATATACAATATTATCACAAGCAGATCGCGGATCATTGTATGAAGCTCGTGTCAATCCAATTGCAAACTTTCCAAATGATGGTATTGTGGTTTGGGGTCAAAAAACATTGCAAGGAAGACCTAGTGCATTAGATCGAGTTAATGTTAGACGATTATTAATTGATGTTAAGAAATTCATTGCGTCTGCAACTAAATATTTAGTGTTCGAAGCAAATAACTCAGCAACAAGAGATAGATTCTTAGCAATCGTTAATCCGTATTTGCAATCTGTACAAGAACGCCAAGGTTTATATGCATTTAAGGTATCTATGGATAGTGTTAATAACACACAAGATATGATAGACCAAGGTATAATATATGGACAGTTATTTTTGCAACCAACTAGGACTGCTGAATTTATTGTATTAGATTTCAATATATTACCTACGGGGGCAGCATTTCCAGAATAATTAATTTAAAAAACATAAACAATTAATAAAAGGAGTAATTAATGGCAGAACGAATTATATCTGCAGGTGTATTCACAAATGAGATCGAGCAATCGCTATTAAAAAAAGCGATTACAGAAATTGGAGCTGCAATAGTTGGGCCTACAGTAAAGGGCCCAGCATTCATCCCGACAACAGTATCATCATTTGCGGAATACGAAGAAATATTTGGAACATATACAGATGAATCATATGTACCACACGCAGCACAAGAATATTTAAAAAATAGTAATCGTTTAACGGTTACTAGATTGTTACCTGAAGACGGGTGGACTCTACATACAGGATCAGCTATACAACTTGGCTCAATTGCATTTTCAAGTTATACCGTTGGTGAATACTCCGGATACTCTACCGATCAAGGAATAACTCACGTATTGTTACCAACCGAAGGCGTTGCAGAAAGTATTCCAGCTAATTTATCTGGTGCTACAGATCATCAAAAATTTCAAAACACCACATATCATCTTGATACTGCAAATCCATCGCGTGGCGTATTAAATATTTTGGGAAATTTTACAAGTAGCTACAATCCAATTATCTTAAACGACTGGCCAGCATCATTTTCAATATCAATGTCAATTAATCCAGAAGACCCTGATTATGTAACTAAAATATTTGGTAGATCACCAAAATCAACAAAGTATCCAGTATATGTTGCATATGAAGATAAATCTGTATATGATGCATATGTATATCAGGGCGGTGTAGACGATGGGTATTTACAAAGTAAATCCTTGATATGGGCAGCTATTAATGCAACTGGATCTGGGCAAAATGGGTATTACACCGGATCATATAGCGAAGCTAAAACACCATATATAACATCACAAAAAACTATAGGAAACACTGTTATAGATTTATTTAGATTTGCAACAATATCACATGGTGTTGCTGCAAACTATGATGTTAAAGTTGGTATACGTGATATTAGATTAGCATCTGAAACTACGGATCCTGCAGGATATGGTTCATTTACGGTGGAAGTTAGACGTGTAAATACAACCAATAATCCGTATGCACATTATGTTTCAAAAGACACTGATCGAGTACCTGAAGTATTAGAAGTATTTCGCAACGTAAACTTAAACCCAGATTCAGATCAATATATTGGTAAAGTTATTGGAGATAGATATCAAACTGTAACTAGCGATTCTATTATTAAATTCAATGGTGATTTTGCAAATAAATCAAAATATATTAGAGTTGAAATCGCAGACGCTGTACGAGATAAAGCAATCGATAAAACAATGATACCATTTGGATTTGAGGCATTGCAAGTTCCACTACCACCATCAAATTTGATGATTAAATCATTTTCACCAAGCGGTTTTCTAGGCACAGAAAATTTATTTACAAATGTTAACTTTAGTGCTTATAACTATATGGGGAATTTTACGGTATCTAGTACACAAGTAGTTGATGGTGCATATCACAAAAATAATTATTTTGGATTTGATTATACCCGACCTGAAAATTTAGGTTGGTTAAGAGAAATTCCAGCTAATGCATCTGCATCTGGAAATAGTTTCTATTTAGGGGATAAGTCCCAAGAGTCACAGGCAGCATTTCCAAATAATACAACACCATATACAAGTACCCTAACAGCAGCTTTAGATGCTGGTACATTTACTCAAAATATTTCGTTAAACACAAGAAAATTCATGGTACCATTTCAGGGTGGTAGCGATGGAACTAGACCAAACTTACCAAAATTTATTGGTGATAAGACTACGACCACAAATACATATGGATTTGATTGTAGCGGATTAGAAACTGCAGGAACGAAACTTTACCGTAAAGCATTTAATATACTTAGCAACGCAGATTACTATGATATGAATATGCTCGTAACTCCTGGTATTTATGATGTACTGCATAGCAATGTTACCACTGCAGCTAGAAACTTATGTGTTGACCGACAAGATACATTTTATGTAATGGATATGCACACATATAAATACAATGGTTCTGATGTTAATTTACAAACTATAATCGATGCAACTGTTGAATTAGATAATAATTATGCAGCAACTTATTGGCCATGGGTTCAAATTAATAATCCATTAAACAATGTTCCGCTATGGGTACCACCATCAGTGGTTGTGCCTGGTGCAATATCATTAAATGATAGAATTGGTGAAAATTGGTTTGCTCCTGCAGGATTAACTCGAGGCGGATTATCATCTGTTCTTAAAACATATAACACATTAACATTAGCTAATCGCAATGATTTATATGATTCTAGAATTAATCCAATTGCTAACTTTAATACTCAGGGTATTGTGGTTTGGGGTCAAAAGACTTTAGAAGCTGATCCTAGTTTATTAGATAGAGTTAATGTTAGAAGAATGTTAATCGAAGTTAAGAAATTCATTGCGTCTGCAACTAAATATTTAGTGTTCGAAGCAAATAACTCAGCAACAAGAGATAGATTCTTAGCAATTGTTAACCCATATTTAGAGTCAGTTGCACAACGCCAAGGATTAACTTCATTTAAAGTTGTAATGGATGGCGTGAATAACACACAAGATATGATAGATCAGGGTATAATATACGGTCAATTGTTTTTAAAACCAACTAAAACTGCCGAATTTATCATATTAGATTTCAATATATTACCTATAGGCGCAACATTTCCAGGGTAGTGTTATATTTATATAAAATAGTAATTAAAGTTAAAAATAAAGGAAATATAAAATGGCAGTAAAAAAACCAGAAGCAAAAGTAACAGCTATATCCGATTCAAGTACATTAGTAGACCAAGCTAAAGCTGAAAGAATTGATGATGTTACATTGTTTGGTAATGCATATACATGGGAACCAAAAAAGTCACATCAATTCATAATGTCAATACCAGCAGCTAGCGGTCAAAGTATCCCAGCATATTTAATTAAAGCATCAGCAAAACCTAGTTTTACAAATGGTGAAGTTACATTGGATCATATCAATGTACAAAGATATGTTAAAGGTAAAACTGTGTGGAATACTATAGCAATTACATTGTATGATGCAATTGTCCCATCAGGTGCACAAGCAGTAATTCAGTGGTTGAGAGATCACCACGAATCAGCAACAGGTAGAGATGGGTATTCTGATTTTTATAAAAAGGATATCGAATTAAAACAATTAAGCGGATTAGGCGAAATTGTAGAACAATGGACACTAAAAGGTGCATTTATTACTGAAGGTAATTTTGGTACTTTGGATTGGTCAACTGAAGATGCTGTTAACATTGAATTAACACTTCGTTATGATTATGCAATATTAAACTATTAATCATTAGTTTTAAATTGAGAGATGGGGGCGTAAATCGCCCCCATTTTTTGTGTTCATTATATTTATAATAAATTAGTTATTAACAAAAAAAAAGGATTAACAATGTCTGAAGTTACGACAACTCCATCTAATGCGCAATTAATTGAGTTAGCAAAACAACAATATGAAAAACAACAATTTTCAAAGGTACCTGGTTATATAGTTAATTTACCAAGCGGAGGTAAAATATATCCAGAGACATCTAAACTTAGATTAGGCCAAGTAGAAATGCGTCATATGACGTCATTTCATGAAGATATACTATCTAATATGTCGTATATACGAGAAGGTATTGTGTATGAAAAACTCATAGAAAATTTATTGGTTACGCCTGGAGTAAATGTGCATGATCTATCAATGCAAGATTTAGAGTATTTAATTGTATCTGCTAGAATTTACGGATATGGAAAAATATACCCAGTAACAGTAACCGATCCAGAAACCAGCCATCAAATAAAACGAGATATTGATTTGTCTGAAATTGAATTTAAGCCATTTAATATACAATCAGATGAAGCTGGAGAATTTGATTATATCAGACCTGATACAAATCAAACGATAAAATTTAAATACTTAACAATACCAGATGCAAAAAAAATATCAGATGAATCCACAGTTTCTGATTTTTTAAAGTTATCTATTCAATCAATTGACGGCAATAGAGATAAACAATTTATCAATGATTACATCAAATTTGAATTCATCGCAAAACAATCCAAAGATTTTCGTAAATATATCGCAGATAATGCATATGGTGTTGATTATAATATAACATTCGAAGGTGAAAACGGGAGCACCTTCCAATCTAAATTTCAAATTGGGGGCGAACTTTTTTGGGATTGATGCATCATACAAAGTGCAACTGCACGATCAGTTATTTGAATTAATTTGGGCTGGAAATGGTAAATGGGATTGGGATCTAGTTTACAATTTACCATTGCATTTGAAACGTATGTGGATAATCAAAACCAACAAAAAATTAACACCAGCTGAAACCAACAATGAGCAACAAGCTGCGGAAGATAAAATGCGGTATGTCAAACGGCACACCGCATCATAAACTGCGCATCAACATATTTATAATAAAATTGGAAATTGTAAATGCTTGACCACCAACACATATTGCACCGCATTAGAAAATCTAAGCCTAGACTTGGGCAGGCAGTAAACACAATAGATCTAGAAAAATCAAAGCAAACTGCAAAAGAGATAATGGCGTCTATTGACACTCTTAAGTCTATCATACCAAGTTTGTCCAGTATTAATAAAAATGTCAACGACATAATCCGAGAAGTAGGAACAACGTCTGGTAAATTATCCACCGGATTAGGTTTAATACAGTCATACCAATCAGCATTTAAAGAACCATTAACCGATTTAGCTAAATCAGTAACTGCATTTGAAGAATCAAACACATCACTTAATGAAACGTTTGGAATAACAAGTGCTACTGCTGCAACGTATGCACAACAATTACGACAAGTTATTGCTGACAACAGCGGGGTATTTGATATTGGTGATGAGGCAATGTTTGGGTATGTTGAAAGTTTAAAGGATGTAACAGGTGGAATGGTTGCATTAGCAACTAATACAGACGAAGCATACAAGAAAGGTAATGCTGAAGCAAAATCGATGTTAGAAACTCAAAAATTATTAGTAACCAATTGGAAACTAACTAATGAACAGGCACAAGCATATCAATTATATTTAGCAGGAAACAAAGAAAACTCACAAACACAAATTTTACAACAACGAACGATAAGTCAAATAATTGCAAAGAGTACTGGATTAGATGCATTAGCAGTTCAAACTGATTTAACTAAAGAAATTTCCAATTTAACAAATGATTTACAATTACAATATTCAAAGATACCAGGTTCAATCGAGTTAGCAGTGTTTAAATCAAAGGCACTAGGTATTTCAGTTTCACAATTAAACAAAACTGGTGAAACATTATTAGATATACAATCATCAATTGGTGAAGAAATTAAGTTGCAAGCAATATCTGGTCGACGATTGTTAGTGGATGGCGATAAAAGTTTAACTGATGAATATCGCAAAGCTACAATAATGGGGGATAGTAATCGCCAAGCTGATTTAATGAATCAATTTGTTAAAGATGAAGGTGACGCTTTGCGAACTAACATGTTGTATCGTAAACAAGCATCTACTACATTGGGTATTGATGAAGTTACTTTAGCAAAAATGGTGCAAAAGCGCGAATTAATGGTTAAGTTGGGTGCTGAACAATTGTTTGAATTAAAAGGCGATGATTTAGAAGCTGGATTAAAAGAGTTACAGACAAAAATAGGCGACGACAAAGACCGGAAAGATTGGTTTAAGCAGTTATTAATTGCAACTGAAACACGATCTAGTACTGAAATAGCTAATGGGTTGTTAGCACAGATTGCATCTAACACAACGTTAGCGTTAGGTGCGAAGATCAATGTGATGGAGGCTCGCGGCGGATTAACAAAATCATTGAAAGAAAAAGGAGGCCTGCGGACCAACATCACTCAATTTAACGACCCGTCGGTTCAAAAGTCAATGGGTGATGTTGGTCTTAGATTAAAAGTTGTCGACACCGTATATAAACCATTAGAAACATTAGGAGCAAAGTTACCAGGTATTGTTAAAGAAGTAGTAGCAGCATTAAGAAAATTAACAACCCTCCAGGTAGCCAGTACCGCAACAGGACTTGCTAATGGTGGGATGCTACCTAGATATGATGATGGTGGAGTATTAGGAAACACAGTTACACACACCGATGCATCTGTATCAGGTGGTATATTAATGGGTCCATCACACGAACACGGTGGCATACCTACGAGACGTGGTGAAGTTGAAGGTGGCGAATATATTATTAATAAACGCAGCACTGAAAAATATTTGCCGATGATTGAAATGATCAATGCATCAAAAGGTAACCCAATACAAGCATTTGACAATTTGATGAATAACAAATTAAAAAATGTAACGTATAATGCAGTGTATCAAAACAAAATTACAAATGCACCAGTTACAACTAATAATACAAGTGATAGTAGTTTTATTAGTTCAGTATTTAGTACTATATTAAAACAAGCAGAACTTGTTAATAAAAAAGATGAAAAGTTAACCAAAACAAAACCAATTATATTTAAAACTTCTGCAGATGAACAAAAAGAAGATCGTAGTACAAAGTTAAATATTCCAATAATAAAAGAAATAAATCAGTTAATTAATCCATTACAAACTGAAGAGAAAAAACAAGTAACTGGCCCTGTGATTGAAATTAAACAACCAGCCCCATTCATCGGACCATTACCTCAAGATCAATATAAATCAGATACTACCCCAATACTAACTGATTTATTACGTATACAAGAGCAACAAGAACAATCAATAAAAGACTATAAAAATTATGTAACAAATGACTATGCATCAGAAACATTGAAATTATCATATAAAGCCACTGCAGATGCAGCTGATAAGTCATTAAAATCAAAAGATGTTACTAATAACACAACAACTGAAAATAAAACAGAAGAAACTGTTGAGACTGCAGAAATTAAAACAGATACACAAGAGCTTAGTTTAGCACCAGTTCCAGTATATACAAATGATAGTCAAAATAATTCAATTGATTATACAAAATTAGCAACAACTATAATAGATGCAATAAAAACAGTGAAACTAACTAGTACTGAATGGAAACAATTTGCAGACACAGTAGCAGAACCAATTAGTAAAGCATTAGCAACACCAATACCAGTAAATTTAAAAATTAACAATGATAATAAAACTGCAGGATCATCGCAGTTTATAGTGAATCGACCACCAACATACGGAGCTTAATCAATGTCAACAAATGTAGCAAAGCCATCAAACAGTGATTTGTTTATAGGTCCACCAATTCCGGATCAGCCATTCTGGCTACCAACGATATCTACTGATTTTAGATCTCGAGTATCATCATTATATAAATCAGTATTACCAGGTTCAGAACCAAAATACACATATTCAAATATAGATTTACAACAAACTGCTAATATAACACAAAATGCGTTAAACTATATTTTACCTAGATTTGACGGATTATATTCATCACTACGTAAAGGTAATAATAATCGAGCAAGATCAATATTATATACTGCAGCATCAGCCCAACCATATGGCGTATACGGTGTAATTGGTTTAGGTAGCCCAATTAATCGTTTAGATTATGGGTGGGGGAATCATGGTAGAACTTTGTCAAATCGACAAGATTTTACAATTGGATCTAATATTAGAACTCAATGGGATACTGAGGATGGTGGGAAATGGATAGGTACAAGATCACCATTGGAGCTTGGTACGTTGTTTCGTGGTGATAAGGTATCTGTGATTGATTATGGTAAACGTAAATTAGGAAGTGCATATAAATATAATCCTAGGATAGGTGATGATACTTCATTTGGTAGAGTATTATCACATACTAGAGATTTCATTAAGTTCTTCTTTACTGGACCATTATTACATAATAATAGTGGAGATTTAAAAGATGATATCATGACATTTCGTGCATCTATAACATCATTAAGTGATACATTTTCTCCAAATTGGACGGCACAACAAATGATAGGTAGAGCAGATCCAAATTATATTTATACTGGATTTTCTCGAGATTTAAGTTTAGATTTTGTTGTGCATGCAACATCACGTGATGAATTAAAACCAATATGGCGAAAATTAAATGCATTAGCAGGATACACTACTCCTAGATATTTAGGAACAAAAATGCAAGCACCATGGATGCGAATAACAATTGGAGACTTATTTAGACAACAACCTGTAATCATAGAAAATCTATCATACACATTACACGACACAGACACAACATGGGAAATCAACATAGAAGATGATGCAACTAATATGGAAGTCCCACATCGAGTATCTGTTTCAATGACTATGAAAATGATAAGTGATTATATACCACAACTAGATGGTACATTTTATACACTTACGAGTGGAGAAAGTTCGAAAAACTTTGATACGTTTGGTATACCAAAACAAGGAAGTTATAATTGGTTAAGTGATAGATTTCGAGATAATGTTACAAATGATCCAAATCCTAGAAAACGTGGTAAAATTGCAAGGGCTTACGGCGAGGATGTTGAATTCATAAAAGACAAAAAATAAGAAATAATATATGAGACAATTTTCAGCAACTATAATACAAACTCCGGAAAATATACAACGATATTCGACAGTTATAATTCCTGGCAATTATAGTAATCAAACAGTAATACGAACTACGAGTATCGATCGATTAGATCGAATTGCATATGATTTTTATCAAGACGCAACTCTTTGGTGGGTAATTGCAGCTGCTAACAATCTAGGTAAAGGCTCGTTGTTAGTTCCGGTGAATACTAAGTTAGTAATACCAAATAATATTAATTTAAATGAAGTTATAAAAGAATACAATAAAAATCGATGAGCACTGATATATTTTTTTCGCAAGTAAATTTAGCTGTACAAAATGAAATTAAAGCCCGAGCAAAATCCGGATTAACAAGGTCCACTACAGATTTGCAATTCATGTTAGGTAAGATTGCAAATATTGATGCTGAAGTTAAAATACAATACACTAATGAAAAAAATGAAGCTGTAGTAGTAACAGCAACTACACCGCAACGCACTCCATCATCTGGGAGTGGTACTAATTTATTTTCACCAAACGGACCAAATGGTTATTTATCTAGCACATTCACTTCAAATATAAACGGAAAAAATAATCCAATAAAAACAAACACACCATCAGGCCGTACACCATATTTTATATCAACAGCTGATATTAATTTTGGAAATTCGACGTATGGATCATTAAATACTGCGAACTTGAATATCAAAGTTCCAAAATTAGAAGATATAGATTTAGTTGAAAATATGTTTATGATACCTGGCCAGGAAGTTACATTGTATGTATACTACCCAGACTCTGCGTGTTTAACATTTAATGATACAAACGGTGGACAAATAGACTCTCGAATTGATAGTATCGGATTATCAGTTAGTACAAAATTGATACCAGAAAACTATTTTATAAGAGACCAAAAATTACATGAAATTAAATTTACTGGATTAATAACCGGTTTTGATATACAGTATAATATGGATTATACTGCAGATGTTATGGTGCAATTAACAGGTGCAAGTATTATTGCTGCAAATATTTCATTGTTGGCAAATCAAACAACAAAATCTGCAGACGGATCAAATCCAGCATTATCTGCAGAAGCACGCAATAATGCAGCTGAAATTGAAGAAGGAACTGCAGGACATAGTTTCTTTAAAGAGTTACAAACTGAAGTTAATAATATAAAAGAAAAGGATATCGACGATAAAAAACGAGTTGAAATAAACGCAGAATTAGCTAATTCAGGATTTGCAAATAATTACCTAGCTCGTCCCGGTGTAAAAAATTCATATGTAGTTTGGGGTAAACCAACACCAACAAATACAACATCATATACATATATAACATTAGGATATTTGATAGATTTTATTAATCGAAAATGTTTAACAAGGATCGGTCCTGTAGAATCAACCTATTCGATAATTTTTAATGAACAAATTAGTAAAAGTATATACTACCCAGAACTAGTATCAGCTGATCCAGAGTTTTTGTTCTTCCCAGGTCAGTCTGATTATAACCCACTCACAAAATGGTATAGCACATTTAATTGGGAAGATGGTAATAACAAATTGCAATTTTTAGTTTCCAATGCCAATGAAATTTATTGTCAAACACCTAATATATTTATAAATCTAGATATTATTAAAAGCATATTGAAACTAAATTATAGTTTAAAGATACATGAATTTTTAGATGAAGTTAGTAAAATTGTATACGATTTGTCTGGCCATGCAATTGATTTAAAATTAACATCGCATCCGTATTTTGATAGTAGTGCAAAGTCTTTGATTTGGTATGATATAAATTTTTTAAATAAAACGGGAGTAACACCGTTTATGATAAATTTAACATCAACCGGTAGTGCAGTAACTGAGTTTAATATTAAGGGGCAATTACCAAAAGATGCCTCGACAATTTCATTTTTAACTAACGAACCTAACAGTAAAATTGCAGAATCTAATATTGCACCATATATCTCATTTATGTATTCAAAAAGTCGATTATTTCCGGCAAACGGCAGCGATGGTTATAGTCAATTGATACGATCAGAACTAGATACTTCATCACTTACTAAAAAATTAAATGAAGATTTTAAAGCTAATCATTTAAAATTTGTTGAAAATTTAAAAATAACTAAAACTGCATATTCGGTCGGTAATAAACAAACAGCAATTAATTTACAGAATGCATTGCGAAAATATGTACAATACCCAACAACCTCAATTGAGTCAGCTTCAAATTTAGCAGCACCTATGTTGCCAATTGACGTTACATTTACTATGGATGGTATAAATGGCTTAAAGTTTGGAGATATTGTTACATTTGATATAATTCCAACTAGATACATAGAAAATTCGGTGTTTGTAATTGTTGATGTAACCCACACTATAACATCAGACGGAAAATGGACAACTACATGTAGATGTGGTATGAAACCTAATATAAGACCATCAACATTATGAGACAAAAACAAATCTATAAAAGCAATGAAATTGTAACAGATCTTTATACTTGGGGCATTGAGTGGCAAACTGAAGATGGGGTTGAGTATAAAGGATTATATCATACATATACAACTGGCGAGGTATATACAGAGTCAACATGGGATTCATTAATATCAAAAAAATTGATACCATATAAAGTGCCAGCTGCACCAGAAATTATGTTATATACTGAATTACATGATAACACATTGATCACAGATTACAAACATCCAAGATCTGCATTACCGGTTGTAACTAATAAAGATAAAACTAATGGATATTTTTATCGTTATTTCATTATAAAAAACAATGAGCCAACCATCATTGAAATTGATAATGCCCAATACATTCAGTGGCAAACACAATTAATTGACCCTAACTTATATACAGCAACTAAACTAAAATGGATCATTAGTGGTCTTCGAGAAACTATAAAACAAACCAACTTTGATGAAATTCAAGTTATAGAAACAATAATTCCAGGTATATCTGATAAGTTAATAAAATTAGATGAATTTTATATTAATGATCC